TATTTACCTTTAGCAGGATCTGCATTTAAAAAAATTTATTATGATGAACTAATGGGTCGTGCAGTATCTAAGTTTATACCAGCAGAAGATTTAGTAGTTCCTTACTATGCAACGGATTTAAAAGAATGTGAAAGAATTACTAACATAGTTAAGATGTCAGAAAATGATATTCTTAAACAACAACAAGCTGGTTTTTATAGAGATATAGAATTACAAGAAACAAATCCTAATCAAAGCGACATTCAAAAAAAATATGACGAATTAGAAGGAACTAGTTCTTCAGGCAATAATATAGATTTTCAATTTAATATTTTAGAAATGCATGTTGATTTAGATTTAGATGAATTTGAAAAAACATCTAATGATAAAAGTAAAAATGTTAAGATACCTTACATTGTAACTGTTGATGAAGGTTCACAAAAAATTTTATCTATTTATAGAAACTGGGATGAGAAGGATGAATTAAAAATTAGAAAAGATTACTTTGTACATTTTAAATTTTTACCAGGATTAGGATTTTATGGTTTTGGTTTAATACATATGATTGGTGGATTATCTAGATCTGCTACTCAATCCCTAAGACAATTATTAGATGCAGGTACATTAGCTAACTTACCTGCTGGATTTAAAGCAAGAGGTTTAAGAATTAGAGATGATGATCAACCTTTTCAACCAGGTGAGTTTAGAGATGTAGATGCACCAGGAGGAAACATTAGAGATCAGTTCCAATTACTTCCATTTAAAGAACCAAGTACAGTCCTTTATCAATTAATGGGTTATTGTGTTGAAGCTGGACAGAGATTCGCAGCTATAGCAGATTTACAAGTAGGCGATGGTAATCAACAGGCTGCTGTTGGAACTACTATTGCATTATTAGAAAGAGGCTCAAGAGTAATGTCGGCTATCCATAAACGATGTTATTACTCTATGAGAACAGAGTTTAGATTACTAAGTAAGATATTTGCAACGTACTTACCTCCTGTATATCCCTACGCAGTATATGGTGGAGATCGTTTTGTAAAACTTACTGACTTTGATGACAGAGTAGATGTAATACCTGTTGCGGATCCAAACATATCTTCATTAGCACAAAGAGTAACTCTTGCGAATGAAACATTAAAGATTGCAATGTCGGCACCAGAGATACATGATATTAGAGAAGCTTATAGAAGAGTTTACTCTGCATTAGGAACCCAGAAGATAGAAGAATTATTAAAACCAGAAGAACCTAAATTTCCAAAAGATCCAGCTATGGAGAATATGGAAGCATTACAAATGAAAATGCCTAAAGCATTTCCAACACAAGATCACGATGCACATATAGCAGCACACTCATTGTTTATTAAAACAAGAATGGTACAAATTAATCCTGCTGTATACGCATTATTACAAGGACATATATCAGAACATATTTCACAAAAATCTTCACAAGAAGTTGTAGAAGCATTAGGAGCAAGTCCAGTAGAAAAAATGTTAGCAAAAACAAATCCAGAAATGTTTACAGTTAAGATGAATGGATTGATTGCACAAAGAACTGTTGAACTTACTTCGCAGTTACAACAAGCGGAAGCTTCTGGTGAACAGAAAGTAGATCCGTTAGTTGCTCTTAAACAAAGAGAGCTAGATCTTAGAGCTATGGATTTACAAATTAAACAAACTAATATTTCTACAGACAATGCTTTAAATGCTTCGCAATTTAAAGTGGATACTTTAATGAAACAACAAGAACTTGAAATTAAAGATAAGCAATCTTATGATAGATTAAATATTGCTAAAGAAAAAATTCAATTAGCTAGAGATAAACAAAATAAACAATGATAAAAGAAAAAGAACCAGTACTTGGTAAAAGATTTGGGCCACCTCCTTTAAAAGGACCCATGCCACAAATACCACCTGTAGATAAAAATTTAAAAAAATTATAATTATGTTACCCATGTTAGGTGCAATTGCCCCGTTAGCTAAAATACTTTTTAATACAATTGAAAAATCTGTTCCTGATAAAGATTTACAAGCAAAGTTAAAAGCAGAATTACAAACACAATTACTACAATCTAATACACAAGAACTTCAGGCGGCTGCTAGAATTGTAGAAGCCGAAGCCAAAGCTGGATGGTTTGCATCTAGTTGGAGACCTTTATTAATGTACGTATTAATTTTTATATTAGTATGGAACTACGTATTAGGACCCGTACTTTTGTTTTTTTTTAAAGCCTCTATAACTATAACTCTTCCAGGTGATGTTTGGACACTTCTTCAAATTGGCCTTGGAGGGTATGTCGTGGGAAGGAGTGCGGAATCAGTAGCCCGAACAATGGCTAACAAACCACAGCCTAAGGAACAAGAAAATGGGTGATATAGCTTTAAGAGGACAAGGTAAGGCTATGTTAGCATCTGGAGGTATGACTCCAGCTTGGCAACGCAAAGAAGGTAAATCTCAATCTGGTGGATTAAATAAAAAAGGAATAGCCTCTTATAGAAGAGCTAATCCAGGTTCTAAGTTATCCATGGCAGTTACTACTAAACCTTCTAAATTAAAACCAGGATCTAAATCAGCTAATAGAAGAAAGTCTTTTTGTGCAAGAATGTCTGGTATGAAAAGTAAATTAACATCAGCAAAAACAGCAAGAGACCCTAATTCAAGAATTAATAAATCACTTAGAAAGTGGAATTGTTAATAATTAACAATGAAGTACCTGTTCGTTTTGTTATTGCTTTATTCCTGCAATAATGTAAATACTCCCTATATAGATAATATAACATTATTAAAAATAGAAAAAACATTTTAATATGCCTAAAAGAATTTTAATTACAGGCGGAGCTGGTTTTATTGCTCACCATACCATTAGATATTTATTAATAAATACAGATTGGGAAATAGTATCTTTAGATAGGTTAGACTATTCTGGAAATTTAAATCGTATAGCAGACATGATGACTGTATTTGATAAATCAACTCAAAAAAGATTACGTATAGTTTATCATGATTTAAGAGCAGAAATAAATCAAATGCTTACCGCTGATTTAGGAGACTTTGATTATATTATACATATGGCTGCTTCTTCACACGTAGATAGATCTATAGAAGATCCAATGACATTTGTATTAGATAATGTTGTGGCAACTTGTAATATTTTAAATTTTGGTCGTAAACAAAAAAATTTAGAAAGATTTATTTATTTTAGTACAGACGAAGTATTTGGACCTGCACCTAATAATATTAAATATAAAGAAAGAGATCGATACAATTCTACAAATCCTTACAGTGCAACCAAAGCTGGAGGAGAAGAGTTAGCAGTTGCTTTTGAAAATAGTTATAAGATGCCAATCTATATAACCCATACAATGAATGTCTTTGGCGAAAGACAACATCCAGAAAAATTTATACCCATGACTATAAAAAAAATTAGTAAAGAAGAAATTGTTACAATACATAGTGATGAAACAAAAAAAATTCCAGGCAGTAGACATTACATACATGCAAATGATGTAGCAGATGGTTGTTTATTTTTATTATTAAATCAAAATAAAATTTCTAAATTAGGTAAAGACTATGGTCATGCAAAATGTCCTAAATTTAATTTAGTAGGTCCTGTAGAATGGAATAATTTAGAATTAGCACAAAAAATTGCAAGGGCACAAAACAAAGAATTAAAATATGAAATGGTTGATTTTCATACTAGTAGACCTGGACATGATTTAAGATATGCTTTAGACGGAGATCTAATGAAACAACTAGGTTGGGAACCCGCCGTGTCTATTGAAGAAAGGATTAACCAAGTGGTAAGATGGACATTAGAAAACGACAGATGGTTAAAATTATAGATATGTTAGAATCAAAATATAAAAATGCATGTGAAGAAGTTTCAGATATTAATGAGCACATTCCTACATTAAAAAGATATGCAGATCTTTGTGAACATATAACAGAGTTTGGTGTTCGTTCAGCCGTGAGTACTTGGGCGTGGGTCGCGTCTAGTGCAAAGACAATCCGATGTTATGATGTTTGTCATTGTTCAACACAAGTTCATCAAGAAGAAGCAGATAAATTAGGAAAAGAATTTTCATTCACACAAGTAAATGTTATTGCAGATCAATTTGAAATTGAACCAACCGATTTATTATTTATAGATACAAATCATACTTATGATCAGTGTTCTAAAGAATTAAAAAAACATTCTAATAAAGTTAAAAAATTTATTATATTACATGACACCGTAATATTTGGAGCTGACTTAAATAAAGCTATTGAAGAATTCTTAGATAAGAATCGTGATTGGATGACCCGTGAAACGTGTTTAAATAATAACGGACTAACGGTT